CCTAATTATTTCAGTTCAGGGAGTTATCTATCCAATTTTTAATGACTACTCTTGGGATAGAGAAGCTAGGAACGTTTATTACTCCGGTAGCGGAGGAGACATCGCACTTGGAGCTTTAGAAGCTCTAAGCTATCGAAAAGCGAAGACTCCTGAAGCTGCGGAGAAGACCTTGCGTCGAGCTATTGAAATAGCGATTCAGCACGACATCTACTCCGGTGGAGAGATACATACCTTCGTGCAGCAAGAGTAGTGGTACTCGCGGGTAACATAACCTGATATAATAGTACATATAATGACAAATGACACAAATGACAAAGGAGACGAACACATGGCAAGCATTATCGAAGAAGGGTATGCCCCGCAACACGAGCTAGACAGCTGGGATTTCCCTCTATGGAGTGAGATCCTGCCTGGTCTCTGGGTCGGTGGCACCGATGATAACGACACAATCGAAACATCTGCCAACACACGCTTGAGCCGTGAAATCACTAAGGACGATTTCGATACGGTAGTTACACTCTACGCTTGGGCAAAGCCAGCCGACTGGTTAGTTGACGAGCTACGTTTTGGTTTTTATGATTCAAACATCGAGCACATCGACTGGGAAAAGCTTTCGCGTGTAGTTGAATATGCGCACACAGCTTGGAAATCTGGTAACAAAACTTTAATTCGTTGCCAAGCTGGGCTCAACCGTTCTGGTCTGACTACAGCTCTCGTTCTTATGCGGGAAGGCTATGAAGCTGCAGATGCAATTTCTCTGATGCGTAGCAAGCGAACAAACTATGTTCTTTGCAATGCGGACTTTGAAAAGCACCTGCTCGAGCTAGGAGAACTAGATGCCGAGTAAACTACATGTAGCTTATGATGATGTTTATTTGAAGTGGAAGCTTGGGACTGAAGGCGATAGCCATCCGACTAATCCTATGCGAGCTAAGCTTGCGACAGATCTTCTTTCAGAAGAATTTGATATCGAGCTTGTCACGCCTAATGCGACAGAGGTAGATCGAGATCGAGTACAGCTCGTACACGATTTACATTATGTTTCTAAGGTGCTGGATGATGGGCACTGCGGAGAGTGGCGTCCAAACAGTCTTGAAAAAGGTCAGGTTGCCTTAGAGATGTTTGCGGGCACAGTTCGCCTTGTTGAGAAGATCTTGGCTGGCGAAGCAAAGGTTGCGTTTAATCCTCAGGGAGCTAAGCACCACGCACAGTACGAGCATAGCTCTGGGTTCTGCGTGTTCAACGATATGGCTTGGGCTGCTCGTCAATTTGACCTCAAAGGGTTGCGGCCTATGTACATCGACTGGGATGCGCATCATGGCGATGGCGTAGAGAATCTTTTACGAGATCACTATGACATTGTTACTGCGAGTATCCATGATGGAACTATCTTTCCAGGCACTGGCAGAAGCGGGCATTCACCAGACGAAGGAGTCTACAACTGGGCGCTACCGGCGAACAGCGGTGATGAAGCTTTCAAGAAGGCAATGGATGAGATCGAAGCATTAGCAGATGAGATCAAGCCAGATGTTATTCTTCTAGCTACGGGAGCTGATGCGCACAGGACAGATCCTCTGTCTACATTGCAATTCGATTATCCTGGGTACGAGTATGCGGCTAAGGCTGTAGCTCGTATAGCTAATAAGCATTCACAAGGTAGAGTACTTATTGGTGGAGCTGGTGGATACCAACCACTTGAACACACTCCGGTAATCTGGGCGAAAGTTGTTTCGCAGATTTATCGAGACATTTCCTGATATAATTATCCTACTCGATTGGTTTAAGTCATTATTCCACATCGAGGGTCTCCCTGGTGGCGTACTCCAATCCACCATCAGGTGATGACATCCTTTCTCAGGTAGAGAAGAAGCTAGGCGGCTAAAACCGTCTAGCTTTTTCTTTTTTAATGTACTATAGTACACATGGGTAAAAGTATAATGGAGCATCTAGCTATGCTGCCAGAGGAAGAGCGTAACGAGATCCTTGCGGGATTCGACATGGACAACCTCATGTGGGATTGGACTGTCTGGTCTCGGCCAGAGCAACAGCCACCACAAGGCGACTGGTCGATATGGATGTACCTCGCAGGTCGCGGTGCTGGTAAGACTAGAGCTGCAGCTGAGTGGGTAAGAGAAGAAGCTAAGCATACCGACACTGGCCAACGCCGTTTCGCGCTGGTAGCTCGTACTGCCGCGGACGTGCGTGACGTTATCGTTGAAGGTGAATCAGGAATCATAAATGTTTCAGCTCCAAGTGAACGCCCTTTGTACGAGCCGTCAAAGAGAAGACTGACTTGGCCTAACGGAAATACGGCTACATGCTTCACAGCTGATGAACCTGACTCCCTCCGTGGACCTCAGTTCACACACGCTTGGGGAGATGAGGTTGCCGCCTGGCGCCAGACTCCTGACGCGGCTGGCATGACAGCCTTTGACAACTTACGCGTGGGTGTACGTCTTGGACAAAACCCTAAAATGATGATTACCACAACGCCGAAGCGTGTGCCGCTCTTATACTCGCTTCTTAAAGAAGCTGAGACTACTGGGCGCGTAGCTATTACCCGTGGCTCTACGCTGGATAACTCCGGAAACCTTTCTCAAGCTTACCTCGATGCGATTCTTGGAGTTTACCAAGGAACACGTCTAGCTGCGCAAGAGCTATACGGTGAGATGCTCTCAGATGTTGAAGGAGCTCTATGGACGTTGGAGCTTATCGACAAGGATCGTGAAATGGTCATGCCTCAAGGTGCGCCTCTTCGTTGCATAGGCGTTGACCCATCGGTAGCCGAGAGCCCACGTGATGAATGCGGTATCGTCGTTGTAGCTTCTACAGGAGATAGAGATCTTTACAAGCGTCACAGCTGGGTACTCGAGGACGCTTCAGTCCTAGGGTCTCCAGACGTATGGGCGAACAAGGTAGTCGCCATGGCACGTAAATGGGGATGCCCAGTGGTCGCTGAGGTCAATCAAGGTGGCGCCTTGGTACGAAATGCCATTAACACGATTGACCCAACGGTAAAGGTCCTTGAGGTTCACTCTAAGTATGGCAAAGCCCTGCGGGCTGAGCCTATCACCCTTGCCTATGAGCAAGGTCGTGTGCACCACGTCGGATACATGGGTGATCTAGAGGCTCAGATGGCTTCCTGGATCCCGGGAGAAGGTAAGTCACCGGATAGGGTGGACGCATTAGTTCATGCCCTCACAGCCCTGCTCATTAAGCCACCTGCGGGGTTCATGGGTGGAAGGATTACCGCCAAGTCACCAGGGCAACGTAAATTGCCCCCATTTAGAGGTGGTTCAACCTTTAAGGTGAGATAGTTTACATTATCCCAATCTTCCTGATATAATTATCCTAACAACCCAACGACGAAAGGTACGAAAATGACAAACCCATTCACAGCGTTAATCGATTGGATAGACGACAACGCAGACTTTGGTGCACCTATCGGAGCATTCATCGGTGTAGGTATCGCAATCGCACTATGCTTTATCTTTGGTGCTTAATCCTATCTTCCTGATATAATTATACTAGTACTTCCCCACTACAAAAGGACGAAAAATGACACTAGAACAAAAGAAATATCGTGAACGTGGATTCCGCTATCGTCGAGTCTCATTCGCGCTTAAGGTAATAGCAGGATTCTGGACACTTGCAATGTTCATCATGTTCTTTGAAAACATGCAGGTTCTTACATTTGCCACTGCCATATGCGGTTCTGTCGCTATGGTTCTTCCTTCACTCCTAATCGCATCGGTGTATGACGATAGAGCTGAACGCGAGTTTAATAAAGCATCTGCCCATCAAGCAATCTTAGGTGTGGTTCGCCCACGCGACTAATCCGTTGTACAAGATAATCAAACAGGATTATAGTTCTACCAACGACAAATACGGAGGATCAATGACAAAGGGAACTGTTCAAAGAGAACAAGTGTATGTATACGGTACCTGTCCTTTGTGCAATGAAACAGACGTACTTGTCTACGAACACGAAGAACAACTTGTATGCGCGTATGACTACAGGAACCTCGTGCGTAATGTTAAACACGTTACCGCGTGTGATAACTGTGGAGCTAGTAATGCCGTTAGAGATCCATCACATCGTCGCAACGAATACCTATGCTGGTCTTGCCACATGGAAAATGGATTCGTGGTAAACAACACTGTAATCAAGCGAGCTCTTGTCTCGATGATATCTAACTTCAAGCATGGTAACAAAGCCGTGTGTGAAGCTGCAGGATACGGCAGTGCATGCGACAGCAACATCAAACCTCGTGGCGCATGGGATGGGAAGATGCTATGTAACAATCACGGGAAAGAAGCTCCTAAAAAACAAAACAAACCTAAATCTTGAGCAGTACAAAAAACTACTCAAATAAGCCTACGAGCTAATCGTGCGTTCATAGGCTGAAGTACTACAGCACGACTACAAAGAAGGAAGAGAGGAACGACAATGTCAACAGAGACTGCAACCCCAACAAAGGCAGCAGAGCTGTATACGGCTGGCAAGTCAGTAGTAGAAGTAGCAGCAGAACTTGGTGTTACATACGGCAAGGCTCGTAAGCTTATCGCCGAGGCTGGTGCTGATATTCGTAATACATCAGATCGCCTAAAGGGAAAGACTCGTAAGGCTAAGTAATGTTAGCCAACCTACGCGTACTCGTGAGTAACTTAATCTGGCCTGCGGTAGCATCAGCGGTGCTAGCGGCTTTAGCCATCGTTACCTCGCTATATACAGATAATGGAAGCTTAGTGTTAGCCTTAGGGCTTGGCGCTATTGCATCAGCGTGTCTAGCACAGACAGTGTAGCAGACCTTCCATCAGAGGCTCCTTCAAACGAGGGAGCTTCTGATAGGTCTACCTGTGGGTGTAGCAATTGCGGCTGTGGTTCTAACGCTGTAAACGTCTACATCAATGACGAGGAAGATGACGACTGGGGTAGAGACATCGCTCCACTTGGTTATCGTAGAGTACAGCGACAGGAGCTCTTTGAGTCTATGTTTCTTAACTTCCTTGAGGTATTAGAGCAAAAGGCAAAGGCTATGCTTGAACGAGCCGAGGCTAAAAGAGATGCGATGAAACAGAGTAAAAAGTAGCCTCAAGGCTATTTATTGTGGTATAGTTAACTACAGGTAAACAACCTACTACGGAGAGACGAAAGGACTAACAATGTTATCCCTTCTTATCTCCGGCCCTATGCAAGCGGTAGAGGACAAGCGTAAGCTTGAGAAGCATAGCGGTAGCAAGAAGCTCGTTGGAACTTCAATGAGTTGTCCCATCCCCGACCTAAGGAGGCGAACTAGCGTTGCAAAAACTCACACTACGTGGACTAGCAATGTCGACAGCGGCCTATGTTTTGGCACTAACAATCGGCACATTCTCAATCGTTATGGCTTCATCAAGCACAGCTGATGACACTGTAACAGAGGCAAAGGCACAACCAGTCGTTGCGGTAATCACCGACCCACTGGTTAAGCACAAGAACGCAAAGGTATTAACTGACACAGAGTTAGTTGAGCTTTTACAAGCGGTAGGCTTCAAAGGCAAGGCACTTAAAATTGCTTGGGCTACTGCTATGAAAGAATCAAGCGGGCGTCCTATTGCCCATAATAAAACAGCCAGTACAGGAGATAACTCCTACGGCTTATTCCAAATCAATATGATTGGTTCATTAGGCTCTGATCGTCGTGCAAAGTTTGGCATCACTAGTGATGCGGCGTTGCTAGATCCAGTGACTAATGCTAAGGCAGCCTATTACATGACAGCCCAAGGAACTGATTGGGGTTCATGGGGTTTAGGTCCTAATGCTTACGATGGTGATCCTGCGGAGCCTTCCCTAACAAAGTGGATCCCTAAGTTCCCATCGTCAAAGTCGTAGTTTTATCTAAGGATTATAGTGTACCTATGAGCGAAGATATTACTAACATTGACCAACACGAAGATGATTCATTTGCGGTGCAGCCTGAAGAGGCACAACCTGTAGAAGAGATCATTATTGAAGCAGAGGTAGAAGCTCCTGTAGTTGAAGCCCCTGCGGTAATCGAAGTACCAGTTCCTTCAGCCCCTAGGGCTGCGGTAAGTGGCGCTGACACCGACGATGTGTATCTAACTAATTGTGTGTATAAGAACCCAGCTGCACGCAAGTCTTTAACTGTTCATCACCTTCAACGTCGTCTAGCAGAGCTAGGCTACAACGAGGCTATGACAGATAAGGATGGTTGGTTAGGCGATGAGACTAAGACAGCTATTGAGAAGTTCCAAAAGGATAAAGGCTTCGAGCCTAATGGTGTAGTTGATGAAGCTACATTCCTTGCTATCTTCAAAGGCGACATGAACGTAGTCGCAATAGCTTAATCTTTAATTAAACTAATAAGCCCTGTGCATTTACTTGCACAGGGTTTATTTTTATATTCTGTATAAACAACTTGTCTACTAGTAACTCATAGGTACAATAGTA